GTTTCCCAGTCACGATCAGCCATGCCCTGTGAGTTTTAGTTCCCATTCCTTCTCGGAATTAAAAATGAGATCAAGCATACTGTAAGTTTCAAGAATTTATGAATTAACTTGAATTGGAAGTTTTCATCTATTTCTTTTGTGTACGAATTAGTGCACTAAGGCTTAGGAGGTATGTTAATTTAAAATTAATGATGAACAAAAACAATTTTATTCATTTTTATTATATTTTATATATCGCTTTTTGTTTTTCCTATTACTTAGTATTATTATTAGACTGGATCGTTCTCAACCCGTAACAACGAAATTTTATTACTTCAATTTAAATTTCTTTTGTGGTGTTTGCTATTGCAGGTGCCCGATAGTTTAAGGTGCGAGCGCTACTACACTTGTGAGACGTACAAAAATTAGTAGGTTCGACTGTATATTATCAAGCAGTTTTAATTGATTAGCACAAATATGGGAAGAATGAGCTCCTCCTTTCTATAGCAGCGCCCATGATTAGTACAGACCTCTGAGTGTGAATACTAGTACACGTTACTTATTGAAGCAACAGGTTGAAGATGGGATATAGTAAAGGGGTCGTTAGTTGATCACCAGTATAAAAATGATAGATCTGAACAAAAACAAATTAAGGGCGGACTAGAAACACCTCCCTCAAGCACTCAAGGCTAGATAACCTTGGCGATGTTTCATATAACCTCTAGTATCTATGGATTTTAAATTCGTTACGGCAACAAAAAATGGATTTAGACACGCACACGGAAAAATTATGGATTTATGGCAGACGATAAGAATTGGTGCCCCAGAAATATATCACAAGGGAAGTGATATTGCGATGCAGATATTAGAAAAGGTAATAAATGCACTTTCTGGTTTGATAAGTGCTCCAGTCAAGATGGTAGCACCAACTGTTAATACAATAGTCAGTGTCATATCAACAATACTTAATGACTTAGGTAGAATTAAAGAAACAGCCAAATGGATAGCTTCGTTGGCTAGGGTATTTATGTCACTATCGGATTTATTAATTTCAATACCACCAAGATACTTTGATTTTGCAAAAATGTCTCCCATACCTTCGGTTTCAGCACCACTGCGATGGTATGCCTTTGCATATGATTTTTACAACTTTATAACACTTGATAATAGTAGTATTCTAACATTGAATTTGATACGTGGTGTACCACAAACGGGGGAAACCATGTTGTTCATGAATTTGTTGTTAAACCTGGCTTTACCTGAAAGTTGCAAGCGTCAACTTAAGGAGTTTCAAACTTTTTCCAATTTCAAGATTTTAGAAGACAGTTCAACGATATTTGATATTTTTGGGTTAATATTTTCTATACCAAAAGTGCTAATTGAAGCAGTTTTTGGTGATAAAGGTAAGATTTTTACAAAGTTGATACAAAAAATAGAAGCTATTTTACCTATAGGTAGTTTTGGGAAATTACATTACAATTTGCAAAGATTACAAACACAATATCAGAAAGACCACAGAAAAGCTCATGATACAGGATTTCAAGAAGAGTTTTTAGAACAATATTTGCAACTTAAAGAGCTTTTAGAAGAAACTTGGGACAATAAGAAAGAATACCCAAATTTTATTTTAAGGAGATTTAGAAATTATACGAATTTGTTCAATAAAATAAATTATTGCAAGAATCACACGAGGAGAGAACCAGCCTTTTTAGTTTTCTGTGGTCCGCCAGGAACAGGAAAATCAACAGCATTGAAAACATTAATAGACTGTTATGCCAAAACAGGTGAAACCATTTACACGCATGTTGTCACAGCTGAAGGAAAGGATTTTTATGATCAATATGAAAATGAAACTATTTTTGTCGCCGATGATGTTGGCCAAATGTGCACAGCACAATGGTCCCCATACATCAATATGATATCAACCATCAAATTTCCTTTGCCTTGTGCGGTTGCAGAAAAGAAAGACACAAAATTTTTTACTTCTAATCTGGTCTGTGTTACAACAAATAATATTGACTTAACTATAACACCAGATTGTGGAATCACCGACCTTCGAGCCTTACATCGTAGAATGCAGTTCATAAATTATCGTAATGTTATATTTGATCAGGGAATTACCAATGGCGAAATTACGTATGAAAAGTACAGTACTTCGAAGAGTTGCTTTCAAGTGGTAGATAGTTTAGAGTGTAGAAATACACGTATGTCTGAGATCGTTACATGGTTGGATAAAATAGCTAGAAATAAAATGACTCAGATGCGCGACTTGTTTGAAAGTCAAAGACAGGACATATCGGGTATAACATTGGAAGGTTTACCACAGAGTTTGTTTGAGAAGTTTAAAGAAGTTATCGACTTTATCAAGGATTGGGTTGGAGAAACTTCTAGAAACTTTGTAGAAACATTGCGTGGTTGTGTGTTCCAATACACTCTTAACACACAAATCAATCGCAAAATGGCTGAGGAATTTCTACTGGATAAAATGATATATGAAGAGATTTGGAATCGTAAATTGTACGATAGGACTTGCCAACATTTAGATATGAATATACATATTCCGATAGGTACTTACATTGACAAATATGGCATTAAGACGAAACAAACAGTAACTGCCACTCAAATCTACCAGCAACTGAGAAGAATTAATATAGAAACGGGCGATATTTCCGTGAGAGCAGCTTTATTGAGTCTCTCTGAACAACGAAACAAGGAAATCAGTAATTATATCAAGTGGACCTTTAATATGCCGTTAATATGTTGTATTGCTGCCTTGCCCTTTATTGCCTACCTAGCAGTTAGTGCCATAACAAATACTTTACAGGAAATAGGAAAAACCATAAATTGGCCCCTATTTAAAGGAGATATTGATGATCAGCAAAATGTCACACAATACATTGAGACCATAGACCCTTATGGATGTTTGGATGAGGACATATTGAAGGAGGCTTTGTATGTGTGTCGCAAGAAAGATCAAATGCAATTGTTGCAGACTACATACACTTCCATGTGTGCCAATAGAACAAAAAGAGCATACTATGAGAGAGATAGCTTCAAAAGGTTGAAACTTCGCGGTAGTCCACAATCCTTGGATAAAATTTTTTCTAGAAAATCGGATGTTTTTTATCCTAGTTTGGACAAAATCAAAGCGCAAGTGCTCGGTATTAAACTGGTTTTTCAACGTGAAGGCAACTGTGTGGAATCAGAAAGTTGCGCCTTATTCACTGGAGAACATGTGTTAACTACCGCGCATGCTATATTTGGTTCAGAAAGATCGATTTTTTTGTCTGCTTACCTAAATCAAGACAATTGTGTGTACGATAATGTTGAAGTGGAATGTGTATATCTCAATCAATCAGAGGATGTTTGTCTGCTTAAATTGCCAAAAAATTTACCCAAGTATTTTCGTAAGATTACGTTTTCACAATTCCTAAATACACAAAACTACGCACTAATAGGACCGAATTTCCAAATGAAATGTGGCAAAATTAGACAAACTAACATGAATTTTGTATACAATCGTGGCAAATTTGATAATACACTTACACCAGAACAATACAGGCTCTATGAACACTCGGGAGATTCCTTGTGTGGTTCTGTCTTATGTTCAGCTAATGGATACTTGATAGGATTGCATGTCGCCGTGACGACAGCAGGAGAGGGAGTCTATACGTGTATAACGGAGAAGACAAGACAGGAAATTATGGACATTATTGGAGTAGTGGAAGATAATGTACCATACTTCAAACAATTAGACTGGCAAGAAGTTAAAGGTTCTGTTGCAAAAGTCGAAGAAAGAGCAAATCATTACCCAAATATGAGCAATAATATTGTTCCATCAATGATACATGGTATAGTACCCTTAGTTCGTAAACCTGTCAGTTTCTCAGAAAAGCCAAAAGAATTACTGCGTGAGTTTGCAAAATTGAATTGGGGAAAAACAGCAACAGTACCTTGTGATACATTGGATTTTGCAACAAAAGGTGTTGAAATCTTGTTGTCTGAAGCAAGAACAACGGTCGTTGAAGATGACATTAACATTAGTGGAGGTGGCTATCTTAATCCCATAGACAAAAACACCTCTATAGGGTACGGACTAGATGGGGTTAAAAGTGATTACATCGACTATGAAAAATGTAAATTGACAAACATTGGAACAATCTTAATAGATAAAACTGTAGATAGTATTAATAATGGCAAAATACCAGATTACAAATATTCACAGTGTTTCAAAGTTGAATTACGTGACGCTGAAAAAGCGGATAAACCTCGCATTTTTAAACCTGCCCCTCTAGCACATACATTTCTCATGAGAAGATACTTTATGGGCATTAGTAATTATTTACACAATAATCGTAAAATTACAGGAGTTTGTGTTGGTATAAATCCTCTTGGGAAAGATTGGGATGACTTTTATAAGGAGATTAATAGTTTTTCCCCAAAAGTTTTTGGAGCAGATTTTAAGAATTATGATAAGAACATGTTACCGCAAGTGCAACAAAGAATCCACTTTCTTTTTATAAAGGTACTACAACGTACACTTGAAAAAGAAGGTAAAACAGTTGAATATATTAAATATCATTTGAATATAGCTAAGTATATATTAGATAGTCTTTGTTGGACACCTACGGTACAAATAGATGAAACTTATATTACAACACATTCAAATCCATCCGGTCAAGCGATGACTGCAGAATACAATAGTATAGTACACATTTTTTACAGTTTAATGGCTTTTTATGATTTATATAAGAGGAAATATAATAGAAGCCCGACATTGTCTGAATATTTTGATAATGTCAAGTGTTATACCTATGGCGATGACGGAATCACTGCCGTTAAAGATGGAGCTATAGAGTATTTTAACGGACCTGAGTTTTGTAAGGCTATGGCAAAATATGGTCTAGGCGTCACTTCAGAAGACAAAAGTGATAATTGGGAAGCACCCTATAAAACTCTTTTAGAAACAACCTTCCTTAAAAGAGGCTTTAAGTTCCATCGTGAGATAGGGGCTTTTGTGGCGCCGCTGCAAATAAAAACAATGTTAGGCACTTTGAATTATGTGAGTGACGATTTCCGTAATGAAGAGTTGACTGAAATGAAAATTCAGAATTTGCAAAGAGAACTTTACTTGCATGGCGAATTGTACGAACATACATGGCCAATACTTAAGTGTAAGATAGAGGAGAGAGGTTTTAATTTCGTGCCCCTCACAGTGGACTATCTCTTACATTTATACCGTACTGATCAATACGGCTGTGAAGATAACACAGAATAAAACGCAAACTAAATAAAGGGCGAAAATTTAGGCATATCTCCCTTCTAAAACTCTGAATTATAGAGTGATATGCATTTACAATACAACAATATTTATATAATGAATCAAACTAATACAATAACTAATACAACAACAATGATGAATAATAGTGATCTTAATACCACTAGTAATTCCGAACCAATGGTTAATCAGACTAATAATAACAATCTAACACCTATTACTACTTCAGTTGCAAATGACACTAGTGGCAAGACTAACTTACAAGCTAAAACAGAGGAAACGCAAGATGCTATGCAAGGACTTAACAACCAGAATGGCGATGCTAAATCATCCAGTAATGTTATGTCGTATGGTATATCATTGACTACCCGACCCATAGGTTCATATACAACCCGTATTGGGGCAAATAGTTCTAAGCCTAGTCAGATGGAGGTACTTAAAGAGGTGCCTTGGAATTTGCGTAGTATGTTGGAGCGTTTTTCCTTTGTCAATACTTATCCCGTTTTGACTGCCCAATCCTCACACACAATAATAGCTAGTTTACGAATACCCCAGGATTTGTTGGTCAATGATCTAGTTGCAACGCCTTTTAACAACTTTATGTATTGGCGAGGCGACGTAGAAATACGTGCTCAAATCACTGGTACTCCCTTCCATCAAGGTATGCTCGCTGGTATTTTTGTTCCACTCAGTACTGAAGTTCAAAGTGGCGCAATAATCAGAGCACCCTTCTCGGTTTCAACAATCAATCCCACAGTTTACTTGTTTCCTAATGCAAACACTAATGCTGTCATGCATATACCTTTTAATAGCCCCAGAACATATCTAGATTTAACAACCATTTTTGGAACAGAAAATGCTTTAGGCTATTTTTTCATCACAGTTTTTAATCCAATACAATTAGCTGCCGGTGCATCTGATACTGTTTCAGTTTCAATTTTTTCTAGATTTTTAAATAGCGAATTCAAAGTTCCCAGGAGGTCCGCACCTACACTTTTTGGTTTTCCTGAATCCACGGATACAGTTCGAGATACGATTGATGCGGTTGGCTCAGTGGTCTCTATGGCTTCCAAAGTCCTACCTGAAGTGATTCAAGGTTTGACCGATCTTGGTGTCAGTCTGGATGCCCCATTGGACCCTCGCAGAGAAAGTTGTACACCAAGGTATTCTGATACAGCCAATTTTATGAATGGTGTTTCCCATATAGATAAATTAGTGCTCAAACCCTCACAATTGTATCAATCACACAATATGACTTATGGCACCACTAACAATGAGATGTCTATGAATTATCTTAAGAAACGATTCACATATCTCGGCTCATTCGATGTTGATACCACGCAGATGCCTGGCACTATAGTAGCAGCAATTCCAATGAATCCTATTCCTAATGATATTTTACTTAACGCTCGTAATTATGTACCTTTACTTTCTTATTTATCTTTTCCTTTTACTTTTTGGCGCGGTGGAATCACTTATAAGATACAAGTAGTAGCTACTTCTTTGCAAACGTTGAAACTTTTCGCAGCATTTAGTTTTGGTAAATATGCGAGAGAATCAACGGTCCCCTTAAATTTGGTAACTTCACAATATGGAGAAGCTTTTGAAATTAATCAAGGCACAAATGAAATTGAATTTACTGTACCTTTCGTCTCTGCCTCGCCATATAAATATGTTCCTACTGGTAATACTTATCAAGAATTCAATTCGCTTGGTTATTTGAACTTCGTTGTGCTCAATAGGTTGGTTGCACCATCTAACACCCCAACAAAAATTACACTCAATGTACACATTGCTGGAGCTGAAGATTTTGAATTATCTAATCTCAGTGTAACCAACAATGTGCTGGCTGGTATACCACAATCAAGTGAGGTGGGCGCGCCATTGCGTGTCTTAACAACAAATGTCGAACAAGCTGAAGACAAACTCGTTGCCCCCCCATCAAATGCTTGTTTGCGTTTTCCAAACACCAGTGTTATGCCTATGAGCGTCCAGGAATTGCTCAAGAAATACCAATACATTGGTAAATTTACACCTTCCACTATTGACGGTTTTTCTGTATATACAATTCTACTTAACGATGTCTTTAATTTAACTTCATACGCGCCACTGCCAGCAGTGCCACCTACACCACAACCAACTCGACAAGGAGCCGGTTTACTGCAACATTTCGCTTCAATTTATAGACAATTCAAAGGTCCTCTTAGATTTAAAATCTATGATGCCTCATCCGATGCTATTAGAACTGATAGTTTGCATGTTTATTTTATACCCCCCACTGGGACAACCGACCCCGCAACCCTTCTGTCAACTCTTGTGTCTAATTTGCCACATGGTTATCCTTCCTCCGGTGCCCCCTTTGTTGCAGAAGCAGCTTATAATCCAAACTGTTTACGACTACCAGTTACATTCACAGGTGCGGCTACTATGAGATGTCTCGAATTTGAGATACCTTTTTCAAGCATTTATAATTCGCATATTTTGACTGGTGCTCATCTGGATGGTTCATTGTCGGGTGGTCTTGGAGCTCTGTTTTTCCATTCTACGAGGGATACGCCACATGAATATCATATTATGGTGGCTTTTGGTGATGAAACAACTTTAGGAACCCCTTTTGTAACACCTTATATATTACCTCAAGTGACATCAAGGAGTGGCGCTTATATACCTATGCCAGGCGAGACATACACTTTGACTTCCACAAACGTCAATACTTTATATATTATATAATCATTTATTTATATACCTATGTTTATATACTCGTGCGAAAGCACTCTTCAATTACAATCATTTTAATTTTTAAATTACACAATATCTTTAGTTTTAGAACACGAATTTTTATCGGTTTTTATAGTGTGCCTTTTATAATCACATTAACAACTATATAATTTAAAAACCCCCGTCCCGATCGTGACTGGGAAAC